CGCTCCTATCGCAAGCGACTTTTCAGAAAGCGTGTATGGAACAGCTTAATTTCATGCCGCGGACTATATCGAAACAGAATTGGGAGAGCCGGATTAGCACTCTGATGGGTGAAATGCGGGACAACGAGAGCGCCATCATGGAGGTGTCGCAGGATGCGTCCACATCAGGACAGTTCTACGACTATCTGGAAGAGTTCTGCCGGCATCTACAGCAAGCGCAGGACAAAGAAGAGATCTTGCTCCGCCGACCTTGGACAGATGAAGACGCAAACATCACGTACTTTCGGTTGCGAGACTTTGAAGCGCACCTACGCAAGAATAAATTTTTTGAATTTAAGTCACATAAAATCGCGCAACGTTTACGAGACATAAGCGGCGAAAGCACCGTACTCAAGATTAAAGGACGGGCTGTCCGAGTGTGGGCGATACCAAGCTTTGATTCGGCAGACGTTGAACTCAAACCTAAATTTAATCAAGGGGGCACACCATTTTGACAAAGATGCTGAAAGCAGATGGGCTCGATGATGCCATCATTGGCGTTGCACACCGTTGTGGAGAACCAACCGTTGTGGTGTATGACATACAGAAGTCGATAGAGGTTTTGCAGAAAAACTTAAACTGTAATCTTTGGGAGGCTATCGAATATATGAATTTTAATGTAATGGGTGCTTATATGGGCTCATACACGCCGATCTTTTTTGAGAAAGTATCGGGTATCGAGGGACTAAAAGAATGGGTAGAACACAATGAAGATTAAAAAGAGAGATTATCAGATCTGGGAAATGAGAACGAAGTATTACATGACGTTTGTAGCCATAGGGAAACGTATGGGCCTGTCCCGAGAGCGTGTGCGACAGATCGTTGAAAAAGTAGAAAACAATATAGAGGAGTACGGGGATGTTCAGGATATTCGGGCCGCCGGGAACCGGAAAAACAACGACACTGCTAAACATGGTAGACAAAGCGTTTGAATCTGGTGTACAGCCACAGGAAATAGCCTTTTTAGCGTTTACCAAAAAAGCGGCAACTGAAGCCAAGGAACGTGCGGCTGATCGCTTTGGGCTCGATCCCAAAGAAGATCTGATGTTCTTTCGGACGCTTCACTCGCTTGCACTAGCCATGACCGACATACAGTCGAATCAGATCATGCAACGCGAGCATTACAAAGAATTAAGTCATGCCATTGGCGTGGAGCTATTTGGGCAGAATCAGATAGACGATGATTTCATCGAACTGGCTAAAACGGCCGACCCGTTGCTTGGGCTGATTAACTTAGCTCGACTACGCAAGGTTGACCTGCGTCAGCAATATAACGAGAGCGAACTGGAGACAGACTGGAACACCGTCCGCTATGTGGATGAGTCATTGCGTAAATACAAGAAGATGTACAAGCTCCATGATTTCACAGATATGCTTGAGTTGTTTGTGCATCAGGCACCGACGTTCAAGCATAGGTTCAAGCTGACGTTTCTTGACGAAGCGCAGGACTTGTCACCGCTACAATGGGACATCGCGCATATCCTCGATGATATGTCCGATAAGATGTACTGCGCGGGGGATGACGACCAAGCTATTTACCGTTGGGCAGGGGCCGACGTCGATCACTTCATTAATCTGGACGGTGGCTCTGAGATATTAGAAACGTCCTTTCGAATACCGCAGGAGGTACATAACGTTGCTGAAAACATCAGCAAACGAATCTCGCGCCGGTTTCCTAAACGGTATAACCCCAAAGCAGATTGCGGCAAGGTGCTTCGTGTATCGACTATTGACGGCGTAGACATGGCGGAGGGCTCATGGCTCATACTGTCGCAGGCAGGCTATCAGTTGACGCCTGTAGCTAAAGACCTCAAGTCAAACGGCTACCTGTTCAACTATCGCGGACACCGTTCTATTTCTGAAAAAGTAGCTGACGCCGTCAACGGTTGGGAAGCGTTACGCAAAGGCCGTGAAGTATCGGGCAAGACAGCGCGTAACATCTACAGTTTTATGAGCGCGAAGGATCGCATCACGCGTGGGTTTAAAAAACTGCCGGCACTTTTGGACGAGGATCTGGTTGACCTCAATACACTGATCGCGGACCACGGGTTAAATGCTGACAAAGAAATGATCTGGCACGTTGCGATGGACAAACTGCCGGAGCAAGATCGTGCGTACATCATCGCGTTACTGCGTCGCGGAGAAAAGTTCAATGGCGAGCCCCGTATCACGGTATCCACGATTCACGGGTCAAAGGGTGGGGAGGCAGATAATGTTGTACTTTTTACAGATTTATCTCCGGCCGCAGAGAAGGCGGCACGAAGCAATCCAGACGATCTACATCGCGTGTTTTACGTGGGTGTCACACGCGCCAGAGAAAACCTGTTTATTGTTGAACCAGAAGACGTAGCAAGGAGTTACGAGCTATGAACCGCGAAGAGGTGTTAAGAGACGCAGAAGAAATGATTTCTGCGATACGCGACGAGGTTTATGGTGATCCGCTCACCAATCATCAGCGCATTGCAGATATGTGGTCAGCAATTCTGGATGTTGACGTGCGGCCAGAGGAGGTGGTGCTGTGCATGATCGCAGTCAAAATGAGCCGCTTGTGCCGAGTACCTGACCATGAGGACTCTTGGATAGATATTGCAGGCTACGCGGCCTTGGGCGGCGAGATTGCAGATAATTTTTTCGACGCTGTCGATGATATGAAGGACATAGAATGAGCTTACAAATGGCGATGTTTACGCCAAAAACTGAATGGGTGCCGCCGGCCGAGCTACCTGACCTGAGTTCTGCCAAGCAGATCGCTATCGACGTCGAAACACGCGACCCTGATCTTAAAATAATGGGCGCGGGTTGGGCGACGGGTAACGGTGAAGTCGTTGGCTACGCTGTCGCGACCGAGAACTGGTCTGGCTATATTCCTGTAGGGCATAAAGGTGGGGGTAATTTAGACAAAAGAATTGTAAGCAAGTGGCTACAGAAGGTTTTTGAACTGCCGTGCGACAAAATTATGCACAACGCGCAGTACGACGCCGGTTGGATCAAGCGCGAGGGCTTCACACTCAACGGCCGGCTGATCGACACCATGCTGATCGGCAGTCTGCTAGATGAGAACCGGTTCAGCTATAGCCTCAATGCACTGGCCTTTGATTTATTGGGCAAAACTAAATCTGAAAAAGATCTGGTGGAGGCGGCACGTACCTTCGGGCTCGACCCGAAAGCAGAGATGTGGAAGATGCCGGCCATGTATGTTGGACCGTATGCCGAGGTAGACGCAAAGCTTACTTTGGAACTCTGGAATTACATGAGCGTGGAAGTTGGCAAGGAGGGGTTGTGGGATATCGTTAACTTGGAACTTGACCTACTGCCTTGTCTGATCGAAATGACCTACCGTGGTGTACGGGTGGACATGGACAAAACTGAGCGTACCCGTGACGCGTTATTAAAACGCGAGAACAAGGTACATAAAGAAATAAAAAAACTAGCGGGGTTCAACGTTGAAATCTGGGCGGCACAATCACTATCCAAAGCGTTTGACGAAATCGGGATTGCGTATCCTAAAACGGAGAAAGGCTCGCCTTCGTTTACGAAGACGTTCCTTGCAGAACAACAACACCCCTTCGCAAAACTGATCGTCGAAGCACGTAACCTGAACAAAACGTCAGGCACGTTTATTAATAACATTTTAAAATATTGCGGCAAGGACGGCCGCATTCACGGGCACATCAATCAGAACCGATCCGATGCCGGCGGATCAGTCTCAGGCCGTCTGTCGATGGCCAACCCCAATCTGCAACAGATACCGGCTCGCGACCCAGAACTGGGGCCAATGATTCGCAGTCTGTTTTTGCCTGAAGAGGGTGAGCAGTGGGCGGCAATAGATTTCTCGCAACAGGAACCACGGATCTTGGTTCACTACGCACACGTCTACGGCAAAGCACGAGGGATCCCGCTACAAGGGGCTAAAGACTTCGTACAACGATATAACGACGAGCCCGATACTGACTTTCATACGATGGTGGCTGAGATGGCCAACATCGGCCGTAAGCAGGCCAAGACGATTAACCTTGGCATGATGTACGGCATGGGAGTCAATAAGCTATCCGACCAGTTGGATATTCCAGTGGATGAAGCTAAGAAACTGATTAACCAGTATCACGAGCGGGTGCCGTTTGTAAAAGGTTTGATGCAGGGCGTGATGAACAGGCTGAATGAGAGAGATGCGTCGGGCTCAATCCGATCTTTATTGGGACGCAAATGCCGGTTCGATCTGTGGGAGCCAGACAGCTTTTCTATGAACAAGGCTTTGCCTTACCGTGACGCCGTGAAGGAATATGGCGATACGACGAGGTTGAAACGAGCGTACACGTACAAGGCGCTGAACAGATTGATCCAAGCGTCTGCGGCCGATATGACCAAGCAGGCGATGGTTAACTTGTACAAGATGGGACGACTGCCGTTAATACAGGTTCACGATGAACTGGCGATGTCTGTGGAAGATAAAAATGACGCATTGCAAATTGCAAAAGTGATGGAATCTGCGGTACCGTTAGAGGTACCCAACAAGTGCGATGTCGAGATCGGCCCTAGTTGGGGAGAAGCAGAGTAAGCAACTGCTTTTTTTCATGACTACTATTCTCTCATCATGCCGCCCCTCGGGGCGGCTTTTTTATGACCAATATCATATTGATATGGGACTAATACCACATTGGTTTAGCTTTAATGCTTGACAATATCGCATACATGATTTATCATGTCAGGTGAGTTGGTAGCCCCAACTCAAAGATGTTTAACAATTAACTGAGTCAAAAACGGGAGGTCATTATGACCAAGCTACGCAAGTCAAAACTTGACGTTGTCGAACCATCTTACGTCTTAAAAGGAAACGAGTATTTCGTTCTCTCTAGGGAGAGCAATCGGAAGAATCAAAAAGATCGAGAGATCTACCGCAAAGGAGTAGCCGCAATGAAAGCCGATGGGTTTGTCGTGCGGAAAAAGTTTAAGACGTTTGCTGAAGCAAGAGAATATGCGAAAAAGGCTAACCAGAAATACGACGCTAAATTTGGCGTGACGGTTGGAGATGATATTAGTTGGGTATTCTCAAGTATGCCTGTCTTAGATAAAGCGTTCACGCCAAAAAAGACCAAGCGAAAGTACGACCCTTACTACGGTAAAGCCAAACGGCTTGCTAAAAAGTTGGGGATTGAAATCATCATTGATGATCTTGGTGACAACCGAGCGTACTGGATTGAGTACGAAGGTTGGGACGATGAAAAGTTCTGTCTTGGATGGGATGAGGTCTACGACAAGTTGCGTGAGATTGAAAAAGAGTTAAGTGTTTAATCAACCGCCGCCCTTCGGGGCGGCACTTCTAATAGGGGATGAGTAATGAAAGTAACAAGACTAAAAAGGGGTTATCGCATCAACTTGAGCGATACCGAAATGAGTGTTTTAAAACGAGTCTTTAGTGAGGGTTCAGGCTCTAGCATGATTGAAGATCCTGACGAGTGGCCTTGGACTCCGGCAGAAAAAGGAGTTGCTAGAAAAATTCCTTTTATGGCTGGTGAAGAATGGCTTTATGTTACTGAAGATAAGAGAGGGAAATAAGCATGGATATAGAAATCATGTGGCTCGATCAAATCGAGAAGAAAGTAAAAGATATTGCCGGTTCACTTGACCAGACTGGAGCGTCGTCCGACGGGTTACCCCTCGGTCCACCAATCTGGGAAGAGTATGCAGAACTGAAACCGTTGGAAGAAGTCTATACAGACTGTCTAAACATTCTTGAAGTAATTAAAAGGATGCGAATTCGGCTTGAAGACTAAGAAGAAGCCGCCTTCGGGCGGCTTTTTTATTGTATGTTCGCATAGATTCGCATATAATCGCAGATAAGGAGGGGCCTATGGATACACAACGTTGGAAAAGTGTGCTTGTTCCCCGTGACGTATACGAGGAAATTAAGAATCTAGCTCAGAAAGATGGCAGAACTATCTCCGGACAACTGCGCCTGATCTTTGAAACGTACATCGAACAGGGTTTCGACAAGCAACATCGGTACGGAAACAAGAAAGATCCCCGTCGAATAAACGTCTATGACTAGCGCAACATTGTTCGACAATCCACTGGACGCAATGGAAGAACTGGACTTCCTAGTCCGCGAATCACGGCTCACGCACCGCATGTTCAAAAATAAAAATAACAAGTATTATGTTCTGGATACTTCGTATCGCCCGAAGAAACCTATGCTGGTAGCGGAGTTAAATTGTAGAAATGTGGAAGGCAATAACGCAATCAATGCACGTCGTGGCGAAAAAGTTCGGCAGTCTAAAATTGGTAAAAAAGAAAAAACCATCAGTGGTTTATACAAACACACCGCGCCGTCCAGAGGCAAAAGGCGTGATCGCTCTTAAACGTTGGTACTTGCGTTACTTGAATGCCAAGGCCAAACGCCTATATAAAAAAGCAAAGAAGGTTGAAGATCGAGCGATATGGTTAGAGATAACCTTGCGCGGTAGAGACAATGTCTGACCTTGTTCATGACCTCGCATACAAAGCGGGCATCGTCCGCGATGAAGATTTCACACTCTGCATGGAGGGTATTGGAGGACGCGGCTACCTTGCAAACCGAGAGGAGCTTGGTGAATTTGCAAGGCTAGTCGGTGAACTTGCCAGAGAAAGTGAAAGAAAAAGGTTGCAATCATCTGATAAGTCATTATCATGACTTTTGACATGCAACTATTCCCGTAGTTGACTCCGGAAATCCCCGTGGCGTCGCCCCTATGACCCTCGGGGATTTTTTTATGTGTATAGGTTGACAAGTATGCGATAAGCGCATACTTTAATGTTTCAGTCAACAAACGGGATTTTAGTCATGATTAAACGAATGAAAGCGATCCACACTGAAATAATAGACCACGTCGATTACCGACATTGGTTAGAAAAATCTTATGAAGTTTATTACGAAGCAGACGAAGAGACCGGAGCCGTTCTTGAGATCACTGAGATCATTGAACTTCCACGTCAGACTTATGATGAAGTCAAGTATGACTCACTGCTTTGGCAACACCTTGTTAAGACTTTTGAGCCCGATGGTTTTGAAGAAGAACAGGAGGACGAGATATGACAGTCACAATCGAAGTTCAACAAGTAGGGACTTGTAACGCAAGTTTAAATCAGTGCATCGATGAATTTAATACGAAGCGAGCGGGGCAGGGTTTTCTGTCCTGTGCTTCTGATGATTCTCAGATGATTGATCAGATTGTTTGCAAATGCACCGACTTCATCAACGAACACCAACCGCACTTTGATTGGTGTTCCATGAAAGTTGTGGTTAAGGAACAGGAGAACGAGATATGAGCAAGATAAAAATTGAAAAAGGTATTTCGTATGGTTCAAGCAAAACCAAACAGTGCGGTCCGGTTTCTACAACTTTTGTATTTGAAATGGAAGAAGGGGACAGTATTGTTCTGCCCCTCAAAAACGCGAATTCTTTATCTGCTTATGTTCGTAAGAACTTCAAAGATTGGAGAGTACTACAGAGAAAATTACCGGACGGTAATTATCGTGTGTGGAAGGTGAGGCGAGACAAATAAAGCGGGAAAAACAGAACGCGGTGTAACCGTTACAGATTGCGTAACAAAGGATCAGGCTCCGTAGGCCACGGCTCACGGGGCTTTTCTTTTTTGGGTTACAAAAAACGCACGTTACTTATATAGCCGGAAAATTAAAAAAAATATTTTTACAAAAAACACCCGTAACCGGTGTAACCGTGTAACCAAATCGCTCTATACTATATGTATCAATACTTTCAGCAGTTACATAAACCGTTACACCATGTAACCATAAAAATGTAACCAAAGAATTAAAAGTGCGTTAGCGGGGGGTCTTGGTCAAAAAAATATTTTTTGAATTTTGCTCTATATAAGAAAAGGAGCTATATTTTATCTCCGATACTGCCTTTAACTATCGGAGATTTGAATGCCTAGAACTAAACGAAACGCCGTTGCGGACAAAGACAAGCTGAATAAGCTGAGAAATAAAAAACTTACGCGCCGTCAGGAGCTATTTGTTAAGGAGCTTGTTAGCAATGACGGTCAGATAACCATGAGAGAAGCCGCTATCAATGCGGGATTTCCACCTTCAAGCGCACATACCAGAGCGTATGAAATGACAAACCCGTTGATTTGTCCGCATATTGTCGCGGCAATCAAATCCTATCGAGATGAATTGGACGCTAAATACGGCATTACTTATCAGCGCCATGTTCGGGATCTACAAAACATTCGGGACTTAGCTATTCAAAACGGGGCTTACTCTGCCGCAGTTCAGGCCGAGTATCGTCGAGGTCAGGCCCAAGGCGATATTTATGTCAGTAAATCTGAGATACGGCATGGCTCGATTGACCAGATGAGTAAAGAGGAAGTTATGAAAGCCCTAGACGAATTGAGAGATACCTATGAGTCAAACATCATCGACGTTACTCCCGTGGGAAGAGGCGACCAAGAAGAAGACGAACACGACGGAGAGCAACTTTTACAAGCAGATTCGGGACGGAGCGAAAAAGCTTGACCGTAAGTTAGTATTGACTCGATTAGAAACGTGGTTGACCGCAGGGATACCCGATCTTTTAGTTTGTGATGAACAAGGAGCATTACATCTAATCGAGCTAAAAGTGACTAAGGGAAACACGGTTGATTTACGGCCACACCAAGTGGCCTTTCTCAATATTCATAGCCACGCTTCAACTTGGGTGCTTGTTAAGAGACAACCCCGTACATCTGAACCAGAAATACTTTTGTATCGCGGATACGACGCTCTTGATTTAAAAACGGACGGCATATCTAAAGTTGATCCTGTAATTCGTTTGATTAACCCGTTTGATTGGAAATTACTTTGGGACTTGATTTGTTCGCATTAGTCGCATACTATGCAAGTTAGCTAACAATTACGGGAGTAAATAGCTATGGAAATAAGTATTAATGAATTCCTTGCCGATCCGTTGGCAACAAAAGACAACTGCTTCAATTTTTATGATTGGTTCTGTAAAGATGAATCGCTTAAAAATCGAATGCTTTCTTTAAAGGGGAAGGTCTCTTTCCTTGTCAAGTCCGGTCTCATTGACGGCAACACACATTACGTGTGGTTTAAAAACAACTGCCCTGCTTATGGCGATCTTTACGACGACATTCGTATTTCACGTATTGAAGACGATGAATACATTTGCGGGCTCGCACCTAAACTGGGTTACGACGATCCTAATTTAAAAGGTAAATGTTCTTTTTGGTCTTTCTCTGCATCTGGTGATTTAGTCGAGAACTACTTTCGGGATTATAAGGAGTTTAAAAACGCAGTCAGAAATGGCGAAGTGCGTATTGAAGGGGTAGGGCTATGAAAGTCCATGAGGGTGTATTGAATCGTTATGTGACGTGTAATGACTGGACGGTTTATCTTGATGAACGGGGTATGCCGATTGGTTTCGAACACGCCACATTAGGCGATGAAGGGGGGAGCGGCGGTCTGTGGTTTGACGGCGTCGTTCTGGTTGACTATGACGGCGTCTTTGAACTGCCCGAGGGCGTCACTAATACTTGTAAAAAATTGGGCTTTAACATGAGCTACGTTGAGGGGGATTGAATGTTTCTGTTGAATTGGGTTTTGAAATTGATTTACGGCGAAGAAGCCGTTGATAAAGCAATGAAGAAACCGGTTAAGCGGCGACGCCGTCGCTGACCATCGAGCCCCGCCAGTCGGGGCTTTTTTATGAGCAACCCCAAATAACTTTTTAAAAACTTAGCTTGACAACCCGATTCGAGTATGCGATAATGACCACATGACTTGGAAATCTAAGTCATCCTCGGGAAGCCCCCGAGGTAGATATTTAACAATCAACTACGGGAGGATTCGCCATGAGTGAATCAACGCCTTTTAAACAGCCTAATGGTCATTACTTCCTAGCTATTAACCTTTCGGGGTGGCAGTGGGCAAAGGCTCAAGATCCCGTGACTGCAATCAAAGATGCGGCACGGGGTTATTCCACACAGGCAGTAGCCTGTGTTTATGGAAAGGGAGTCCAATGCACTGGATTGGGTGGCTTTAAGTGGGATATAGATAATCCGCCAGTACCGGTAGGGTTATTCATGGTTTCATCGGGAAGCATAAGACCGATGAAGGCTAACGAAAAAGCATATCCAAAGAACTCGCAATCTTGTGAGGCTTGGATAGCAAGTTTCTTAGTAGATGTTGAGGAATTTGCGGAGGCGTAAAAACCGAGGC